ACCCATGATTCCTGAACGTATCTACCATTGATGTATGGCAGTGTCAAGTTGCCTCTTCCTACCGGGAGGAATGGGGTGCTAAATGATTGATACCCCTCCACCATTTCGGGGCCTTTTGGTTTGCTGTTAAATAGTCTTTCGTACCAAGCCATAGTTAGTCATATATTGATGTACCTGCAGGACCACTTACTACCATTCTACCCTCTTCAATAACTACTCCTGTAGTTTGTGCTATTGTAAGGGGCAAAACAAATGCAGTTGAGCTCTCATATACCTGGTAAACGTACTGACCTTTCAAGAGTGCAATATCTGTAGGCTCATCTAGAGTAAACAGGTTGTATCTTTCAGGGTAAGCACTCGTATCAGCAGATGTAAAGAGCTGTGGTGTGCTTGTGGTATTCATTTCATTGGTGAATACAAACAAATAATGTGGTGTACTAACCGTAGTGACCTCTGATAGAGTCAATACAAACTGATTAATAACACCTTGATCTAAGTATATCACACCTATATTAATTTAGGTTTGTCAAATGTTCATAAAAAAAGCCCCACCATGTGGCAGGGCTCTAATATAGAGAGGCAGGATTTTAAGGAGCAAGTAATGCTGATACGATAGCAGGATCTACCTCATATGCTAGGTACTCATTCTCAGCTACCAAAGTAACTGAATACTTAGAACCATCTGCACGAGCTGTTCCTGAGCCCTCAGCAGTTGCAGATACCTGTAAGTATGGGAAGTACCAATACTTACCGTTAGCATCAAGTACGATAGCTACTAAGTACTGTTGTCCTGCACCTAAGATTTTGATAGCACGAGACTTGGCAGCCTCACGTCTATGAAATACTAAGTTGATTGTTTGAGTCACAAAAGAGCTACCATTTACTAGGTCAATGGTTGAGTCCTCTGTATAGTTAGATGTGTTGCGACGAACATAGTAGTTTTCAAATAGTACAGGAGGAGCCTGAAGAGTGATTGCTGTTATTGTCCAACCCGCACCCGCTGATGGGTCTGCAGGAGTGATAGACAAAATCTCATCTTGTTGGTTAATCCAAATACCATAAATACCACCACTATTATTTTCGCAACCTTTTACGATTGCTTCTAATGCTTGACAAGCCATTGTGTTAAAGTATTAAAGAGCCCCCATCACTGAGGGCTCATGGTTATTTATTAATTGTAGAAATAGATATCAGATGGGTTCACGAAGTTGAATCCAACTTTCATGTTAGCACGAGTTCTGATATAAGGCTCAGCTACAGTATCAGCTAAGTTAACTGCACGTAGGTCAGAGCTATCACCCTCAGCATCGAATGCGTAGATAAGGTTGTCTTTCAAAGTGATAACAAATTTGTTATTGCTCATTCCCGGGCAGATAACTATTTTGATACCTAAGTAAGTCAAAGATAAATCTTGAGTGATGTATGCTTGAGTGTTACCTGAAGCAACTCCTAATCGGTACATATTAACTAACTGAGTAGGCATAAAGATACGCAAGTCAGATGTACGAGTAGCAATAGTAGCAGGAAGTGCAGATAAAGCAGCAGATAAAGCAAGCTCTAATGCAGCAAAGTTAGCGATTGCAGGAGCAGTAGCAGGATTGATAACATTCACATCAAGACCTAATACTTTCTCATAACCGTCACACAAAGCAAGTGTTGGGTTTAATGAAGCTGTATCACCTTGCCAACGGATTAACTCGATGTTACCATTGATTTTGTTAGCCATCTCACCCCAATAGAAAGACATGAAAGATGCAACAGAGAAATCTCCGTTAGATCCTTGGCTCATTTGAAGAGATAAGAAAGATTGCTCTAAGTCAAACTGACAAATTTGAGCCATTGCAGACAATGCACAAACGTCAATCTCTTTCGCATCTAAATCATCATTAGGAGCTGAGAAAGAACAGCTAGATGGTTGTAAGATGTTACCGAAAGTAACAGTTGCTAATTTAGTCTTGTACTTTACACCTGGCAAAGTTCTGTAGTTGTCAGCAGTATCTTCACTCAAGTAGGCTTGAGAATAGAATGCCTCAGGGTTTGCTGCTAATAAAGCAGTTGGGTCGATTTGTAAGTCGAATTTTAATTTACGCATGGTTTTATTTGTTTATAAATTTGTTTACACTAGAAAAACGTTGCTGTGCACTCATGGCCACAGCCTCACTCACCACCTCATCCTCTACCTCAGCAGATAGAACTTCCTCTAATTGGTTCTTAAGGTCAGCTATCATAGCAAGCAAAGCATTCATTTGCTCATCCATTACAGGCTTAACAATAGCAAGGATTGCCTCTGCATCAACTACAGGGTCAACCGCCATTGTCTCTTCCTCTGCAGGAATTTCTGCTGTTACTGTCTCTTCAACGACAGTGTCTTCAAGAGCTACTTCCTCGGAAGCCTCTACTTTTTCAACCTCACGTATCTCAATAATCTCTCCGTCTTTTACAACATAGATTTTATCCTCGATAGTGTGTTCTCCATCAGGTAACTTGTTCATTTGTATATTTGTTTTTGTTTGCTCTTTAAGCTTCATCCCAAGGTATCCCTCTATGCTGAAACCAATCTGCTCTTGGCTAACTAGTTCTGCATAGTATTCCTTATCCGTTACCTGAGCAGTAACCATAAGAGTACCCTCCGGTACCTCAATACCAAATGATGAATAGGCTTTGTCCTCCATTGGAGTGTCAACTATCCATGCCTCAAGGACATAGGCAGGTACAGTCTTAGATTGGTCATGCTCAAGATTAAACAAATCTCGGTTAACCATCTGCTTCATGAACTTGCCATGGATTAGCTCAATCTCTTCCTTAGTGAACTTGACATTGTACTCCTCTTTGCTATCCTCATCAAAGCGGTAAATCTCCATAGGTATCAAAGCAGGTGCAGTGATACGGTATTTTAATTCATCCGAAAAAAATAAAGGCTTAGCTTGAGAACTGAATGCCATCCCCTTAACTTTGATTGCAGGTGTAGCTGTAAAAGCTATTTGCTCAATGCCAAGGTCCTCACCATTTTCAGCGTATGCTGGGTCGATAGTGATTTGATAGGTAGGGATATTCTTTTTTGCCATCTACCTATATTAAAAAAACTCTATATTTGTTCAAAAATTAAAACATGATAACTATATTAAACAGGGAAATTCCCAACCAACTAGATGAGCTCACCATTGAGCAGTTTGAAGCCATCACTGAAATCAATAACAATCAGGAACTTGACCCCATTGATAAGCACCTCCAAGTGTTTGCCTACCTTGGGATACCTGAGTCTGAGTTTTGGGACTATGACGTGGCTGATTTTGTGGGGATGGTCAAAGAATTTAACTCTGCAGAACGCAAAGAATACCCAACAGTAGAAGAGCTTGAGATTGATGGATACATCTACAAGGCACAAATGAAGTTAACCGTACGGGATACTAAACTGATTGAAAAGATAACACTGAAAAAAGAGAAAGGATATATATCCGAGATGTTAGCTGTCATGTTCAAACGGGAGGACCTTACACCTACTGAACACTACACAGATGCACACATCAAGCAGAAAGCAAAGCTCATTAGAAAACTGAATGCAGCTATATCCATTCCTTACGTTATGTTCATAGCACAAAAAATAGGACAGCAAGCCAATGATCAAGCTACCGCAGAATTGGAGCCAAGTAACGCTTGAGCAGTTCATTGAATTTAGTGGCATAGATAGAGAACAGGGAGCCTACCACTACAACAGTGAGGCTCTCTCTATTTTATCAGATGAGCCCATTGAGGTCATTGAGGATATGGATGTGGATGAGTTGGCAGAACTTGTAGCAGAGGCCAAGTGGTGTACATCCGAGCCATCCAAAAGATATAAGCATGAACTGCTTGGCATGAAGTTCAAACCATTCAACAAGCTAACCCTGTATGAGTACATTGACCTGGACTATTTCTTTAGTGATAACTACATAACCAATCTTGACAAGGTATGTGCTATCTGCTACCGGCACAGCAAGGTTAATGAATGGGGGGATGAGGTCCTTGAGCCGTATGAGTTTGACTGCAACATTAGAGCAGAGAAATTTCATGACCTACCAATCACCGATGTGTATGGTATTGTGCATGAGTTCATGAAGTACAGGGAGGACTTTCTTAAAAAGTATGAGAACTTATTTAGTGGTGACCTTGATGAGGATCTAAGTGATGAAGAACGCAGGGAGATGGACCCTGAAGAGGTCAAAGAAATAGAGAAAGAACAGGCTCAAGCTAAGTGGTCATGGGAGCAAACCATCTACGGGTTGACCAATGGGGATATAACAAAGAGTGATAAGGTTGGTGCCCTACCACTCATCTATGTGTTCAATGTTTTGTCTATGAAGAAAGAGTTAGACATCTAATGGGAAGCCCTGCTGAAATCCTGCAGGAGGGTCAAGAGCTTCAAATGTGTACACAAGTTTGTACTGTTTCTCAAGCACCTCAACTGCTTGGACCAATGGATACTTTTTTGTAATCCATTCAGTGTACTGCCGATATATTTCAGCAACAAGTCCTGCCTCCATCATTGCATCTGTAAATTGTGCAACGAAATCTCTAGGAGCAATTGAGCCACCATTCGGCCCATAGGCATTAGCTGTTTGTGGCACCCCATTATTTAGGAAGATAAAATAGTACATGGCCACAATTTGTATCTCAAGTTTTTGAAAGCCTGTTACCTTGGCATTGATACGCACACTTTCTACAAGTGTACCCTCACCATCTACTACCTCGTTTCTAATTATTCTCTTGAGGATGGTAGCCATCTTTCTCCTAGTAGGATATAGGATGTTAAACTCCCCTGTGTTTGCGTATCTAGCCATTGATTAATTCTTTATATATTTCCATTGTATCATCCACTAGAATGATACCCTTATCAGTTTCTACATGCAGCTGCGTATCACTAATCACCTCAATGGGTCCTGTGATTGTGTACTCTATTCCGTTAATACTAAACATACGCAAAGACTTTGAATAAATTAATGTTCCCTACATCACCAGCATTTTGGCATTGCATAGTAAATAGGATATAGTTATCTACAGTATAGTTGAATGCTACGTTAAGAACAGGACCTACAGTGTAATCTGAGAAAGCAGTATTAGAATAGCTAGTTAAGTTAGTACCATTGTAGCTAAAATTACGTTCCACTAATCCTAAGAACTGAGTACTTCCTCCATTCATTGTAAAAGTAGTATTGAATAAAGTAGCACCTGTTAAGCTGTTGCTAGTATTAAAGTATATCCTACCATATAACTGTCCTAAGTTACCGCTTTGTCTGAACATTCTAAATTGTACCTGGAGTATATTGTTAAGGCTCAATGTATTGGCAGGTATCCTTAATGAATGACATACGGTAATAGCTGTACCGGATGTTGTTGTACCTATGTAACCACTCCACCCTAATAGCTTAGGACCTATGTTCACATTGCCACTGCCCACCAATGAGTTACCATTAACGGTCTTGATGTTAGTACCACTAACAAGGGTAGCCTGCTTAGCATTCAATGCAGTCTGTAGGTCCGTTTGATTAGATAAGGTACCACCAATGTTACCCCATGAAGTACTACCACCACCCCCTTGAGCTGCATCTATTATCTGCTGCCCTGTGATAACAGTGTTAGTAGGTACTCCACCTGACATCATTGTACATTCAATCAAGTCAGTAGGTTGTAAATCTCCAGTGTGTGCAGGTAGGCTTGGTCTCCAATTACCCCACCAATCAGGTGTACTCATACCTATATTATTCTAAGCCTCCGAAATGTTTATACAGGTACAGCACAATCAGTCCAATCATTCACAGTTAATGTGATGTTCATGACATAGCCTGCAGCGTAGTCAAGTAGATCATTGTTCAATGCTTGAAATGATGGCACACCTACCACGTCAAAGCTATAGTCAGTACCATCCATGTAGTAAACATACAAGTCATTCAATATCTGCTGTGTATCACTTAGGATTGTGATGATATTAGCTCTATCTTTTTGGATGATGTCATAGCAGTAGATGTCAAAGTTAAACTCGCTTGTGTTCTCGGTAGGGATAACACTAACAGGTGCCACAAATACAATGGGATATTTCTCATTTTTTGTAGCGAAGTTGTATAGCTGTTCCTTGAAGTCACTGCCTACTTTCTTAACCTGTAGATGGTTATTGTAGAACAGCTCGATGTGGTCAATGATTGCTTGTAATGAATTCATTATAGTTCAGCGTTTTTGTTAATCTTGTTTATCTTATTCTGTACGTTGGTTACTTGGGTCTCAGATACTACAGCGGTAACAGTCATGGAGCTTTCATTGGTAGTACCTCCTGCACTCATTGTACCCCCAGCATTAGCCGAGCCAAAGAGCTGTGCCGCCTGTGGTACTGATTGTGCTACGTTGGCACTTTCACCACCACCACCTGTACCACCACCACCACCACCACCTGATGTAGGAGTTCCACTTGAAGTAAGTATCTGTTTTGCCTTGGCAATGTTGGTAGCAATCTGTATGATACCGGTAGCAAACTGAGCAATACCTGCAGCACCTCCTGTTGGAGCATTCAATGGGTTAGCATTTGATGCAGCAACGAGGGATGAGATAGCTTTACCTGTATCAATACCTATCTGTATCAATGCATTTGCCTTGTTAAATTTCTCAAGTTTCTTTTGGTCCTTGATGAATGCAGCACCTACTGTCTGAATACCATTAGCAATATCTGCAGCTATTTGTAGCCTAGCATCCCTTGCTTTTTGGTCAGCTTCAATTTGAGCTAGGGCTGCATCATTTGCTAGCTTTTCCTTATCCTCTTTTAGTTTATTCTCAAGAGCCAATTGGAGTGCAGCATTACCCTCTGCTAGTTTATATTCCTCAGCGTATTTAGTTTCAAGTGCTTGCAGTTTCTTTTGGTCCTCAGTAAGTTCTGCATCTGCCAAAGTCTTAGCAAGAGTTTCCTGTTGTTTTAACTTAGCATCTGCACGCTTCTGATTTTCTGCCGCCTCCTGATCGTTGTATAGTTGAGTGAGCACTTTCTTTTGGTCCTCCGTTAATGTGACATCTGCCAAGGTCTGAGCTCTTAGCTTGTCATACTTAGCCTTAGTCATGGCTAACTCTTTCTCCGTTCCCTCCTCCATTAGTTGAAGCTGTAAATCAGCTATGATGTCATTGCCTTTCTTTAAGTTGTCTGCCTCGGTCTTAGCCTTATCTGCTGCAAGCTTATCAAGTTCCTGTTGCTGTTGAGTTAGATACATCTCATTAAACTTAGCTTTCTCTGCAGCAGTTTTGTTAGCATCATTCTTAAGGTCATTCATTAACCTAGCATACTTTTCATTTACGATAGCTACCTCTCTTGCATTTGCATCCTTAATCTGTGATAGTTCAAAGTCTCTTAGAGTCCTTGCATTGTCAAGTCTATTCTTAGCGTTCTGCTTAGCTTTCTCCCTAGCCTTTTCTGCTGCAGCTGCTGCCTCATCTCCTGCTTTCTTTTCAGCCTCTTTCTCATCCGCTAACTCTTGAGCCTTAATTCTCTTGCGGTCATTGACACCACCTCGAATGATTTTATTTTCTTCCTCAATCTGCTTTCTTAATTCAGCTCTTTTCTTAGTTGCCTCTTCACCCTCTTGGTGCCTCATTGCCTCAAGTGCTTTCTTAGCTGCCGCCTTTCTCTTGATAGACTCTTTCTCCAGTGCTCTTGACTTGTCAAGCTCTAGCTGTGTGGTATCCTTGCCTGCAATCTTAGCCATGGCAATCTCTTGGTCGTAGCCCTCAGATATTTTATCAGCTCGTTTCTTAGAACTCTCTGCTGTTTTCTCATTAGCCTTAGCCATCTTCTCCGCATTCTCATCGGCAGCAAAGCTAGTCAACCCTAGGTAATCACCTAATGCTTTGAGGCCATCAATCAATGCATTGACAGGTATCATTAAAAAGTCAAGTACTTTCTGTAGCACCCCTATCTTGTGGAGAAAGATAACAATGGCAGCAACAATAGCCACAATCACAGCCACCAATAAAAAGATAGGGTTAGCTAGAATGGTTGCACCTAATGAAACGAATGCACTACCCATGGTCATGATAACCCCTGTCAAGGACTTAAACCCTCCTGCAATCATCTTAGGGTCAATACCACCTATGACATTCTTAAAGACATTAGCTTTCTGTTGTGCCTCTTCAAAGTCTAAGCTAAGCAATGAGTCCTTGATACCACCTAATGAGTTACTGACCTGCTCAAACTTAGAGCCTGTAGCAAAGGTATTCACTGCCTCATTGGCATCGGATAGTTGGTCCTTAAGTTCACCTGCTCGTTGTGATAACCTGGCAATATCTGCAGGGTCAGTTGCTTCAGCAATGGCACCCTTTAATGATTTTAATTCTGCCTTGATGGCAGCAATGCCACCGAGCTTTAATGGTATTTCAACTTCGTTCATTATGGCTTGTAATATCTTATTTCAATAGTAGTGTTAATTAGGTAGTTATCTACAAAGCCTACCCCTATCTGTGTGGTATATACATCTATAGTATTATTTGTTGGCGTGTACTGAGCACTGATCACCCCGTCAAATGTTACGTTGTTAATCATTACCGTTAGCTCACTGCCTAGGATAGCACCTAGCTCCCAATTTTGTATGAAACCTAAATACTCTCCTGGGTTATTCCGTACCCATAGTATCTCTCCAAAGCTACCCTCTTTTACATCTGCAGTAGGGTCAGCTGTTCCTGTTTGGTTTAACACTGCTGTGTACTTGTAGTAAGATGGATCTACAGGTATTCCATTCATGCGGCCACGTACCACTAAGTTATCAGTGACTATACCATCATCCTCAACACTGTATCCCTCAGTAGCCACCATGACTCTAAGTCCACCCGGTACCACGTTACCCCTGTTCACCACGTCACCAACTATACCACCACCTGTGAGCACGTTGCTATTCATGCTCTTGGTCTTAACCACAGTGCTGTTGCCTACCTGTTGGATACCACTGATGTTAGGCAGTCCAACACCTGGTGTACCGAACGGGTTAATGAATGGCATGAAGTCCACCTCGTTATCAATGCTGATTAGCTCTACCTGTGTAAGCTCATTACCATTGGCATTGTAGTCAATGACCTTGTTAATGTTCCACCATGAGTTATCAATCCTAATCTTATCATTCAGTTCCAATGGTTGGATATCAGACTCTTTAAGATTAAAGAATGCAGTCAACATCTTACCGTTGTTTATCTGCCCCATGGTACGTCTCCAGTACCTGTTGTAAAGATTGTTATCTGTTAGGCTTGATGGTTGGTAGTAGTAGAATGCACAGGTTGAAAAGTTGATGTCAAAGGTAGGATTCAATGGATCATCAAAGTGACCTACATACGGGTAGCTTGTGACCCCTGTCATACCTGTAGTACCATAGTCATAGATGTGGTACGGTGAACAGCTACGTGTTGTGCCATCATACAGGATACGCAGGTTAGTCTTAGGAGCTTGCCCTGCAATCATTGGAACGTAGGCCCCGAATGGTGTCCTGATTATTGGAGTAGGTCCAAAGAGTACAGGCTTAGTAGTTACATCCTTTACATACTCATTGTCAAACACCACCTCAGCCTGTCCATAGATTTGATTGGTAGCTGTGGTATATGTCTCATTAGGGCTGTCTTTATCAGGTGCGTATGTGAGAATTACTTTCTTGCTTGTAAGCTCAGGTAGGAATGACAGTGACTGCTCTCTATCCTTAGCTAGCTTCAAGGTCCAATCTACCTCTTTACCTGCATCGTAGTAGTCATCCCTGTGGATGAGGTTGAGCAGGTTAGGCTGTGACTTGTCCACCTCTGCATACAGGTTGTACATGTTGAATATACCCTTGATAAATTCATTCTGCTTTATCTTCTTAGGCACATAGTCATTCACATCAATAGTACCACCAATGGCTACAATGTTATTGCTTGGGGTAATGCTGATGTCAATGTTAGTAATGACTGCCTGTATCTTAATCTGACCGGATGCACAAGCTGGTCCTGTAGCTGACCCCGTTCTCCATATAGGGGATAGTGCAGGCTGGTTAGTTTGACCGTATAATATCCTAGGCACCTTGATGGCTAGCCTACCTTGAGATAGCTGTGGTAAGTTCTGTGCAGTCAAGGCCATGGTGCATACAGCTGTTTGACTCAAGATCGTAGTGGTACCATTAGCCACCGATGTAGGTGACTGCACTGCATAGGTCACTGATGGACTCGCATTCAATGGTGCAGGGTTGGTGTATAGGTTGGTAGTGTAACACACCACACCATTCTGTGTGAGCACTAACTGAGGCTGAAAGAATACAGGTGAGGCAAAGCCATTGGTACCTGAGTACAGCGTTACCCCTGATGAGTTGACTAGCCTAAGCTCATATTGTATCTGCACGCTGTAGTCATACTGCTGTGAGTTGTTTGAGCTGATGTTGAATGGGGTGCTATACACACCTGTCACAGGGTTGAATATATTCTGAGGGTCCTCGGTCTCAGTCCATCCTGCTATGGTCTGAAGGTTTTGAAATTCAGCAGACCCTGCAAAGAATGTACCTGTGTATGTGTTAGGTCCTGCGTTCGCTTTCACCGTGTAGTCAGCATAATCAAAGTTATCCGTATCCCCATTGTATGGAATGATGAGACGGTCAAACCTATCAATTGCTAGGTCAGGCCAACTATACTGAAACCCCGCATCCTGAAAGATACGGTCAAAGTAAGTCTTAGCAAAGATAGCAGGCTTGAATTCTTGAGTGCTGTAGAATGCATCACCACTACCTGGGAGGAAGTACTTGAAACCATCCACCACTGAGTTGTTAAACCTGCTCACTACATTGAATGCATCGTATGTGTGGTTGAGGTCACTGAAGTCTATATCTGTTAGCTCAAGGTTGTTGATGGCTGTAAAGAAGTCTGCCTTGTTATCCTTGACCAATACCTCATACTCTACATGGTGCTCATAGCCATCCGTTATCTGTACTTTCTTAACTGCTGTAAGCTGTAGGCTTGCATCCTCCATGACAGGGATACCATCCTGAATAACTGAACAGGTAGTCAAGGCATTGACATTGAATGTACCTGCAATGATATTCACATCGTAGTAGTGGTTGAGCAGGTCATTGTTGTTCTTACTGCCTACCAATGTGATAGTCTTAGAGAAATTACCTTTCCTTGAAGAGATATCTCTAATGTCCCCTACCTGAAAGTTAAGAGGGAATGATGTACCCTCCTTTACCTCAAGATAGCCCGTTGCTAATTGTATCTTAACCATTTACTATATCGTTATTGGCTAGCTTAATTGTAATGCTCTGCTTAATCAAGTTCTTATTCCGTTGCTTGAATTTCTCGTAGTTGGATGTTACTATATTACAGCTCACATACTCTGTACTTGCAGGGATGTCACAGCTCTCATCGTAGTTGCTAATCTTGAAGTAGGTGTATGGTGAACTGACTAGCTCAGTGAAGTACTCAGCCATCTGCTCATTCATCCAATTGGTATTCAAGTCTATGGTGTTATCTACACTCACATAGCTGTTGATGTAGCCTCTATCCGTGAGGTCATAGGTCCACTCACTTGAGTCAATGTACCCTGCCACATCTTGATTGTACTGCTCTCGTGTTACGTTGCCTCTTTCAAAGTATCTACCTGTGAATGCAAAGCTACCCCATGAGCCATAGCGGTCAAGGAATATAATGCTAATCTCTTTATCCTGGACTCTACGATCTATGTTCACCCGGTAGCTCTGTGTGACCTGATTGCCATTGTGCTCATAGTAGAACTCATACCATTGAGTGGTAGGCTTAATCAATGGCAATGCACCTGTTACCACAGTCAAGGTACCTGCATTGTTAGGACCTACTGCGTTACCTGTTACATGGTCAGTGGCTGATACTGATTTCTCAAATATCTCAGCTGCATCATTGGTGAATATAATCTTGTGAGTACCTGGTCCTGGACCTCCATACACTGCGTTCATCCAAAGGTCTTGAGATAGCGTAGCATAGAACTCCTGAGCAGGGATAGAGCTAAGGAACTTATCTGATGGTGAATTGAGAAAGTAGTCAGTGAATAGGTAGCTAGGCCATTGTGTCCAAGGGATAGCTCCATTGAATACATAGTTGTTTAGCTTAGTGAGTAGGTCTCTTGTAATGGTTCTCCTCCCATCTGCATATGTTATGTCAACATCCTTGTTAGCATTCGTGATGGAGCTCCAAAGGAAGTTAATCACGATGTAGGTAGGTGTAGCCACAAGCACAGTGTACAGCCCATCGAAGTTAGCATTCACTGCACCTAGCCCTGTTTGTGTTAAGACTATTTGGTCACCCACCAAAAAGGTGTTAGCTCCATTCAATTGAACTCTACCAACGTATGGTGCAGTCACATACTGAGTCATTGCAGATGTGAATGAGGTAGTGGTTAGGTACTCCTCACCTACCTTAACATCATACTTGTAGTGGCTATTGGGTGCATCATACACCGTGGTGTTGAATGGCTCAAGGTCAAATGATACCTTAGACTGCAAAAGCTTGCTGAGGTCAATCTCACCATAGCCTGTGCTATACATCGGGAGCACCCTGTACTCTGCTATCTTGTTAGTGGTTCCACTCTCATAGATATCAAAGATATACTTGAAGCCTCCAAGGTTCTTGTTGGTGCTATCATAGATGTACTTGATAGGATTGTATGCAGGTGTCAATGTCTGCGGTATAGCTTGTGCTGTGATTGCCATACCTATATTATTTTATCCTGGTGTTTTGTTTCTAAAATGCATAGTAACTATCATCCGTGTAGTACTCTTGCCTAATGTGAGTGGTCGCATACCTGATTGCATCCATTGCATCATCCCACATCTTGACCGGTTCATCAGTGATCATGTCACCTACTTT